CGGACCCGCTATTCCAAACCGCTACCGACATCGTGGCATGGCTATCTGTCAACTTTGAGGGTAAAGTATCCACCACAAACCTCTTTATCCAAGAGATCGGGGCGGCGATGGTCAACGCAGGTTTCGTACAAACGAAGAAAAAGGGCAAATATGGCTACGAACTCAAGTACAAAGAGGTCGTGAAGGACATTTTCACGCCTTCAAACTTTGGAGACTGGTAATCGGGTAGGGTAGGGTACCCTTGGGTACCCTGTTTCTAAACTTATAAATATATAATATATATATATAGGGAAGGGGGTCTGATGGGTACCCGCTCCAATTCCCGCTAATGTTGGTAAATAGGGTACCCAGGGTACCCAAGGGTACCCAATCACGAATAAATACTACCATGGAACTACGACCATACCAACAAGAACTTGCATCCGCGCTTGCGCAAACGCTGAAAAATCATGGACTTGCGTATCTTGCCGCTGAAATGCGAGTCGGCAAGACGCTCATAAGCTTAGAGGCCGCCCGGCTGGGTACCCTCCAAAATGGCAAGGGTACCCAGCCTACCCGACCTAAAGTCGTTTTCATAACCAAACTGAAGGCCATCGCCTCGGTAGAATCGGATTATGAACTATTCGGAGTTTCCGAACAGTTCGATTTGCTGGTCTTCAATTACGAAAAAGTGCCAAAGTACCTCTCGGAGATCAAAGCAGCAGACCTTGTGATCTTGGACGAAGCGCACGGACTTGGGCAGTTTCCCAAACCCGCAATGAAGACACGGCAACTCAAAGAATGCCTGCATGGCAAGCCCATCATCTACCTATCAGGCACGCCAAGCCCCGAATCGTACTCGCAGTTGTACCATCAGTTATGGGTATCTTCACATTCGCCGTGGTCGAAGTACGCGAACTTCTACGCATGGGCGAAAGATTACGTGACCGTAAAAGAGCGCAGGTTTTCAGGCGTGGTAGTCAAAGACTACTCGCAGGCCAATAAAGAGCGAATCTTCGCAGAAACCGAGCACCTGTTCCATTCATTTACCCAATCCGATGCGGGCTTTGAGGTTTCGAGGGTAACGGAAGCCCGCGTTCCTGTGGTCATGGGCGCCGAAGTGGCTCGTATGACCCGCGAACTAAAGCTTTCCCGCATCACATCGTTTCAAGGAATCGAGATTGCCTGTGATACGGCGTCGGCTTTTCGATCATGCGTTCATCAGATTTCATCAGGCACATGCATAGCAGATTGTATGCACGAGGGCGGCGACGTGTATAGAAAAGGGCTGATTTTAGACACGTCCAAGGCAAAGTACATACGGGACAACTACGAAGGGCAAAAGATCGCGGTCTTTTACCAGTTCGTTGCCGAACGTGATATGCTCGAACTTGTACTCGATAACACCACCTCCGATCCAAAAGTATTTGCAAACGACCATAAGTCTGTGTATATTAGCCAAATACAATCCGGATCACAAGGTGTTGACCTGTCGGTCGCTGACGTGCTGATCTTCCTAAATATAAACTTTTCGGCGATGCACTACCTCCAATCGCGTGCACGGCTGCAAAAGATGAACCGAACCAAACCTGCGGTGGTGCATTACCTATGCGCCGTTGGTGGTATCGAGGAGCGAATCCTCGACATGGTGCAAAACAAAGAAGACTACACGCTTAGCCACTTTATGAGAGATTACCGGGAATGAAAGCATCCGAGCGCGAGGCACTGCTTAAAAAAGCGCAGCCACTTGAGAGAGATATTCAAGCTAAGATATTGCAGTACCTTCGCGCAAAAGACATCTTTCATTACAAGGCGATTGTATCCTCAAAGCTCGGCATCCCTGACATCATCTGTTGCATCGATGGGCGATTTGTGACGCTCGAGGTAAAACGCTCCGAGCGTCATAAGCCCACACCAATGCAGATCAGAGTAAATCAAGAGATCAAACACGCAGGCGGTGACTCGTATATCGTTTGGTCGCTCGATATGGTCAAAGAGATCATTGAATCGTACATTCATTAAGTTCAAATAATGCGGACGAAAAGTGGGATCTGAAAAAGGACATGCCAACCTTAAACCCTTCGCCAAAGGCTACGACCCAAGGCGTGAGGGCAATGGGCGCAAGCCGTATGTTGATATCCGTGAACGCCTTGAAAAGGTTATCACAACTGAAGACATCGTGGCCATGCTGCACGAGATCGCAAAGAAGGGCGATATCCGCGCGCTACAGGAGATATTCAAAATATGCGGCACATACGCACCAATTGAGACCAAGAGTGAGATCGAGGAAGTAATCACGTTAGAGTTCACCAATGCGAATCCGGATAGCACTACATGATGCGCAGCGAGATGTTATCGGACGCCGAAATCGATTCAACGTACTGCGTTGCGGGCGAAGGTGGGGAAAGTCCCGCCTCATGTTTGCGCTCGCGGCGGAAGCTATCTACTCAGGAAAACCCGTATCGTACTATGCGCCGACGTATACGGATTTTGAAAAACGCTGGCAAGAGGCCAAGCAGTTCTTTGAGCCGGTTATTGAGTCGGCTAATGAGGATAAGTTTCAAATGCGGTTCAAAGGCTCAGCCGCTCCATGGGATTGGTACGGACTGCACAGGTACGACGGCGCACGTGGAAACCGGTACGCTTTGGCGCTGATCGATGAGGCCGCCCACTCTCGCAACCTTGAACGCGCATGGATCGATGTCATCCGTCCGACGCTCGCAGACTTCAAAGGCGCGGCATGGTTCGCGTCTACTCCATTTTCGGGATCGTATTTCAACGATCAGCTGTGCAAGTACGATGATGACCGCTGGGGGCAGTTCCACTATCCAACCTCCACAAACCCCTACATCGATGCGGGTGAAATCGAGATGATGCGCAAGGACATGCCGAGCATCATATTTCAACAAGAGATCATGGCTGACCTTGTGACCACCACAGGCGCGCGCCTAAAACGTGAGTGGATAAAGTACGGCGAAGCACCTGAGGGCGCATCGATTGCATTCGGCGTCGATCTTGCCATCTCCAAAAAGACGGACGCGGATTTCTCCGCTATCGTGGTTTCGGCAAAGCACAACGATTCGCTGTTCGTTGTGGATGTGGTTAGAGTTAAGGATTCATTTAACGCCACACTCGAAACCATTAAGAACCTCGCAGCTCGCTACAACCCGCACATCATCACCATCGAGGCGGTGCAATATCAGGCGGCAATGATTCAAGAGCTGATAAGAACTACGACCCTGCCAATCAAGAGCGCGCATCCGACGAAAGACAAGGTCACGCGCTTCATACCGGTGGAAGGGAAGTATGAACATGGATACGTGTTCCATTCAAAACACCTCATCCGGGAATTCGAGGATGAGCTACTTACATTTCCAAACGGCGCGCACGACGATATGTGTGACGCGCTCGCTTATTCATTTGCCGGTCACGCGCAAAACTTTTTCGCATTCCAAATATGAAACTCTTTGGGCTTGAAATCTCAAGAGCCAAACAGCTACCACTACCGCAGCCACGTTCGGCGTATCAAATCGGTAGTGGGGCTACGTTTGAACTGAACCAATCATTTGCCGAGCTTGTTAAGCAGGGCATGTACCAAAACGCCGCAGTGCAGGGCTGTATCTCGGCGTACACGATGACGCTATCCGAGCCACCGCTGTACGTAATGCAGAACGGCGTGGAGCAAGAAAAGCATCCGCTGACCAAACTATTGCAGAAACCAAACAAGGCAATGTCAGGCGCGCAGCTTTTATCGTTCATTGCATCGTATGTATCCATAGGCGGAAACTGTTATGTGATCAAAGTGCGCGGCGCGCAAGGCAACGTGGTCGGACTCTATCCATACCATGATGGGCAGATCAGCCCGATACCGAGCCAGTACGAATGGATCGACCACTACGAGTACAAAGTGGACAATGTCACGAAGATCATACCTGCCGACGATGTGATCCATTTCCGCAGCCACATCATCGACCCGCTAAGGCCTCACAAGGGCATGAGTCCGATCTTGGCAGCGGCGCGCGGTGTGGACATTTACGGCGAAATGGAAAAGATCATCTACTCGACGCTGAAGAACGACGGTATGCCGCGTGGCCTATTATCCTTCCCACCAGAGGCGGCAATGAGTCCGCAGCAAATTGATCTAATCCGTGAGCAGTTCGGAGACAACTACGGCGGTTCTAAACGTGGCCGCACCGTTGTGATGTCAGGCGGCGCAACCTATGAGCGTCTATCGTTTAACCTCGAGGAATTGCAGGCGGACAACATCATCAGCCGCGCTGAGGTGGCAATCTGCCAAGCCTTCCGCGTGCATCCGCTTGTGGCGATGACGTATGCGGGACTTATGAACTCCACGTACTCCAACATGGAGGAAGCATTTAAGCAATTCACCACCTTGACGCGCGTACCGATTTGGAACGCATGGGAAGAAACATTTGAGCAAGGATTTGCAAAGGAATACCCCGATATTGAACTTGAGTTCGACATGTCGCACGTCGAAGCTTTGCAGCCGAGCATGGAATCTGTGCAGGCGTCGGCTATTCAGCAGTTCCAAGCGAACATCATAACCCAGAACGAAGCCCGCGTGCTCTTAGGGCAAGCGCCAATCATTGAGGGCGATGTGTTCACGTATCAGCTAAACCCGATGGCGCCGCTCGGAACGGAGCCACTAGCACCACAGCCCGAAGGGACATATGAACCCCCTGAGGTAATCGACGAGGACGCTTTCCCGTCTTTCGAAGGTGAGGTGACTCATGACTACCTCGGTAAAGAATACTCTGAGCAATACGAGATGGTAGAATGGAAACGGCAGGATGACCGCAACGAGCTGTATGTGAAGCGCATTGCAAAGGACTTCGCCAAAGTAGCGGCCGAACTTGAGCGCACGGTGCTGACATCCGTGAAGACCCGTGGCGGCGCGTCGGTTAAGGCCGAACCATTCAATTTCTCCGTATGGGTAAAGAAGTTTGTAGAGGGCACAAAGCGCAGCCTTAACGCGCTGGTCACGAACGTAGTAGGCGACAGCTTAGAGCAGGCGGGCACAACGATAGAAGAGTTCGGCAATACGAACTTTGAGGCAACCCTTAAGGAAGCCACCAATCTATCTACGGCACAAATCACCGAATCGGTCGGCACGATCCGCGACGAACTGCGCAAGGCGATTGAGGCGAATGCCAACCTGACGGCCGATGAACTATCGAGCGTGATCAAAAACCAATTCGATGTAATCAAGACCTCACGGGCTGACCTGATCGGTCGCACCACCACCACTTCGGTATCGGGCAAGACACAGCGCGAAACGTGGAAGAAACGGAACGCCCAGATCCAAGACCCGAATAAGAAGATCGTGCCGGTGTGGACTTCGCGCAATGATGGCAAGGTAAGATCAGCGCATT